GGGTGATTGGCGTAAAGCACAAGAGGGAGAGTGGGCTTTAAGCGACGATGGACAGGTATTTAGTGTATTGAGACGTGCTGTGATGTATAGTAATCAATATCATCAGGATACGGACTACTTGCGGACATTACTTGGCACGGTCTTTGTTGCTGATGGGGTGAAGCTCTCTGGTGAACCAGCGGCAGATATCTACACTTTTACCAAATATAGGACGAGTAGGTACATTTCTGCCCGGGAGAAGCTCTTTGCTAAGATGGTTGCCATGGGGCGGGACGCTGCTGATGCCTATTTGACGGTATATAAGACGAAGAACCGTCGTTATGCGATAAATCGTTCTAAGATTTTATTAAGACAAAAGAGGATAAGAACATTGATTAACAAAGAAGTTGAAGAGTTGATGGATGATTTGGGTATTACCAAGACCTATTTGCTCGAAAACGCTAAATCAGTGGTAGATAAGGCTGGTGCCCGTGATGGGGACAAGCTAAGAGCATTAGAAACATTAATGAAGATATCGGGATTATTGTCTACCGATAAGAAAACAGACTCCATTTCACTCATACAGGAGTTCACTGGTTTTACAAAAGATAAACTTAAAGCCTTTGAGTCGGGTCTAATCGAAGAGAATGCGTCTCAATAGGAAGATATGGCAGTATCCTAAGCAAATACGCTGGGGTAGTGTGATTTACAAGATAAACCTCATAAGGAGCAGTTATGCCTAAAGTAGGTAAAAAGAAGTTCCCTTACACTGAAGCCGGAAAAAAGGCAGCTAAGAAGTATGCCAAGAAGGTTGGTAAGAGAAAAAAGAAATAGTGCCCAATAAAGCAGCCAAGTCAAGGAAGCGTTTAAGGAAAAAACTAACAATTGAAAATAAAAGACGTAAAAGAGGAGTTATCAAGGCGAGAAAGATTGCCCGGAAAGAAAGGGAAGAAGCAGAAGATAGAGACCTTTAGCGTTATACCACCCCCGGAAGAGATGGCTCGCCGGGATGATATACTCGTTAAGTCATATCAAGACCTGTTATTCTTCGGAAGGGCCTTTCTGCCCAAAGACTTCATGTATAAGAGCGCTTCGCCCTCTTGTCACTATACCGTATCTAAAAGACTTATCTCTACCAAACCGGGTGAGCGTCTTTGTATTATACTTCCCCGTGGCTTTGGCAAGTCAATTCTATCTAAATCAGCTATTTTACATAAACTTTGCTTTGCTGGCGAGGATGACCAGAACTTTATTGCTTGGGTATCAGAAGAACAGGGTCAGGCTATTGACCACTTGAAATACCTGAGATACCACTTAGAAACCAATAAGACCATTAAGTACTACTTTGGTAACATGGATGGCGGTACTATGGGCAAAAGGTGGACAGAGAAAGATTTAGTGACTCCCAAGGGAGACAGAATCATAGCCAAAGGTACCAGTCAGCGTCTAAGGGGACGTGCTGAGGTAGATGTGAGGTATACGGGTATCATATTAGATGACTTTGAGTCTGAGTTAAACACCAAGACACCGGAGCGTCGCTCTGATATTAAGAAGTGGGTGGTATCTACAATCTATCCTGCTTTAGAGGAGTCACCCGGTAACGAGGGTTGGATATGGTTAGCCGGTACTATTGTTCATTATGATAGCTTTCTACAGATGACATACGACGGATACAGGAAAGCCAAGAAGGAAAGCCGTCCATACCCGTGGGATGTCTACTTCCATAGGGCTGTAGAAGAGGGAAAGGCCCTGTGGCCCGAGCAATTCCCACTTACAAAATTAAAACATAAGAAACAAGAGTTTATTGAGGCTGGTTTAGTCAATAAGTATGCTCAGGAGTATATGAACGATGCTCGGGACATATCCAATGCAGCCTTCAAGATAGATAGAATACAGCACTATAGCGGCGAGCGGAAGCTTATGAATGGTTTTAACTACATCATGGAGGAGGATGAGGTCATTCCTATTAATATTTACATGGGTGTTGACCTTGCAGCTACAGCCACCGCTACTTCAGACTTTCAGGTAATACTGGTTATGGGTATTGATTCAAAGAACAATCGTTATGTATTAGAGTACTTTAGAGAAAGAATACCAACATTTGATGTCCCAGCTAAGATTATAGAGCTGGCGAAGAAATATAGCCCCGTAAAGCGGGTTACCATTGAAACTGTAGCAGCACAGGAGATGGTTAGGGATATGGTTACCAGAATGAGCGCTAACGAAAAAAGACTAATGCCGGGGATATTTAAGGGCGTAAAGCCACCTAACCGGATAAAAAAGGAAGATAGACTGGAAACAACACTCGGCCCTATCGTTAATTCTAAAAAGCTTTTCATACAAAGAAACATGACTGAGATAGTCGATGAGTTCTTTGAACACCCGAAACCTCGTAATGATGACATTATGGACGCTTTATACTATGCGGACTACTTTGCCCGAGCACCTAAGTCATCGGCTACAAGCAAAGAGGGGTTTGCGAATAGTAAACGTAAAGATAGACTACTACCCAGACTTAAAAAATACAACTGGATGACTGGTGCCAGAAATTAATTATTTAATTGTTGTGTTTATTGTCAGTCTGTTCGTATATTCCAAAGGTGTTAAGTGTAACTTAACCAAACTGTTTATAAACATATTCAAAAAAGCTGTTAATCCACATACCATATGGCTAAAAGAAAAAGCAGATTCCCCAGTTACGGCCTAGTAAGAGGGGCGTCTCACGCACAAGGCGGTGTCGCTGGCATGGTTGCTGGCGAACAACCCGTTGAACTCGAAGGCGGCGAATGGATAATACCCAAAGAAGCCGTTCCTGACTATTTACCCGTTTTAAAACAAATTACCAATCAAGGCCGCGCCATGCAGCAAATGCAGAATGGCAATACGGCTATAGACGCCTTAATGGCCTCCGCTTCTATGGAAAATGGACTTACACCGCCGAGGTCTCCTATGTATGGGGGTGGTGGTCGATTACAATCTGGAGATGTGGGTTCCGTTATTGACGATTTAAGTATTTTCGGGGACAAGTCAGCTGTGGATGTATTAATGGCCTCCGCCTCTCTGGAGAACGGATTATCTCAACCATCTACCGCTGAGCAGTACTGGCAAAAGGCTGCGGCCCGTGGAGGTACAGGTTCCGTAGGTTCCGACTATCTTGGTGATTATATGGATAGGATGGAGAGACAAAGAGTTGATGGAGTTATACCGGAGTATGACCGAGAGCACTATAGTGGGTTTGATAAATTTCAAGATTTTAAAGAGTCTATCGAGTCTGGAGAGAAGATTAAGGAGTTTGGCGCAGAGGCTGCGGATAGAAGGCGCCAAAGAGGAATAAGCCCAAGTGTACAAGAGATGATGACACGGTCTTGGGAGAATAACCCCGGCGGGTTAACCATTCGAAGGCCCGAAGAAAGATACGGTTACCAAACTGGTGGTCAAACTCCAGAGTTAGATATACGGAGGGGGCCCCAGTCGCTGCATGAACGTGATGCTTCAATGGATAGGATGTGGGCTGGCTTAGATAAACAGCTTGACGAGTGGGACAAGGCAGACTTGAAGAATTTTAGATTCCTCAATAAGGAGGGTAGTCGTGCGTGGCACACTTATGCAAGGGGAAAAGACCCAGCCCGAGATATGCAAAAATTGAGCAGGAGGAAGGAAGAGTCGCTCGAGTCCGATAAAGATTATCAAAAGTGGCTACAAGAAGAAAACAGACTAAAAATGGAGGGCCAAAAGCTTGATGAAATGTGGGAGAACGCACGTAAGAGCACTAAACAATCTAGTGGCGTTTTTGACGCTCCCCGTTACGCCCAGCCCCCGGGAACTACCGGGCATTCTATGATGGGAGATATTGCTCATGGGTATGGGGATTCTTCTTCTTACTTACCCCTCACCCCTGATGCTGCTTCTAATCAGCAAATCGGACTTGGGGAGAAGCTCCGGCACTATACCACTGGTTATGGTAACCCCCTAGCCAATGCCCTTAGAGGGTTAGGGAACAAGGAACGAGGTGGCGCGATTAATCAATACGGACACGGTGGAAAGATGCAGCCTCGCAGACAGCAAGAGATTCGCAACCCTGAAGTATATGGCCCTCCGACTAGTATGATGACTCAAATGGAAACCGATACAACGGGTAATAGTTTACAAGATATATTGAATCAATTACAGATGAGAGACGTTAATCAAAGTATTAATCCTTTTACGGGTGATAGTCTTGACTTTGAAGGAGACTCTTTACGTCTATTGCAAAGAATGAACGAATCTAGAGGCGATACTAACAGAACAAGAATGCCCCTTAGCCCTTATGGGCGAAAGATGCAACAGGGTGGGCTTGTTGGCCCTGAAACGTATGGGCCGCCTGAGCCAACAGGTAGACAAAATATAGAAGCTATGCAGGCTTCCGGTATGTTAGGCCAAGGGCAGCCACTGGAAAGACGCAGTCTGATGGGGGATGCTAATCAAGATAGCCGAATAGCACCAATGCCGATGATTGAGCCAGACCAATATAAAATACGGTTAATCCCTAATGCGCCGCAAGATACAACCATGATGGAAATACCGAAGCTATCTTCAGCATATTTAGCGTCTTTAGGTGTGGAGACACCCCTTTCTAAAAGACAGAATAGTTCATTGCAAGAAAGGCAAATACCACCTCAAATGTTAAACTCAAAAGTTTCGGGTTTAATTAACAGGGCCTTAATTCAACGATTATCGAAAGAGCCCTTATAGTGACATTAGAAAAAGATAAAAGAGCTGAATATAACCAAGATTTATACCGTCGCTGGCGTAATGCCCGTTCTGAGTGGGATACGGAAGCCAGATACGACATTGACTTTTATCATGGTAATCATTTTACCAGCGAAGAGGTAGACGAACTACAGTCTCGCAATCAAGCTGACGTTCCTATGGATAGGATTGGCCCAGCTATTGAAAAATTTAAAGCAGTATTAACGTCCAGACCACCTGCATTTACTATGACGCCCAGAGAAGACTCCGATGTGAAGGTGGCCTCTGTGTGGAGAACTATCATGGGATATGTTTGGGGTAACTCCGACGGAGACTGGCAGTTAAGACAGGCAATTCACGATTATGCTACTACCGGTATGGGTTATTTGTATACTTACATAGACCCGGAATCAGACTTTGGTAGAGGCGATGTCAAGTTCACTTATATAAACCCATTCAGGGTATATGTCTCTCCGAATACTCGAAATAGGTGGTTCGATGATGCCGAAGGTATCATCCTCTCTACAATCCTCACCGGTGAACAGGTCATTAGCCTCTACCCAGAATTAGGCGAACAGGAGAATCCAGAAACAGGCGAAAAAGAAACAGGTATCATACAAGACCTTGAGACTTTTATGGAAGAAGATTATCCCGGCGCAATGAATAACAACAGTAAGAAAGTCTTTACTCCGGCAGAAGTTAATGATTTGGATTATTTTGAAAGACAGAAATATCAAATCTTAGAGAGATTCTACAAAGTTAAGGTTGATTTTTACCGTGTTATTGATATGCAGACGGGCGAAGAGGTTATCTTCATTGACGAGGAGTATCAAGAATTTATAGAGAATAACAGGGAGCAGGTAGAGGCAAGTCAGTATCAGGTTATACCTGTTAAACAAACACGCGTTAAAGTGTGTGCCTCCATCGGTCAGGTTGTATTATATGAAACGCTGTTAAATACCGACCAGTATCCAATTGTTCCGATTCCAAACATTTTTACAGAGACACCTTATCCGAAATCAGACGTGTCTCGGGCCAGACCAATGCAGCGCTTACTTAATAAGCTTTGGTCATTGGCTCTTTCCCACGCTCAAGCTTCGGGTGGATTAAAACTATTGGTACCTTTAGGAAGCGTGGAAGACTTAGGACAGTTAGAAAGAGATTGGGCCAACCCCAATGCAGTCATAGAAGTAGACTCCACACAGGGAGAACCACATTTCCCAGCACCGCAGCCATTAGCTGGAGAGTTCTATAAACTAATTCAGCAGTGTGAGTTTTATATTGACTTCACTTTTGGCTTACCAGAGATGATGCACGGGTTTGCAGAGAAGGCGCCAGATACAGTAAAGGGTACCGAGAGAATGATTTCCCTTGGAAGTGAAAGACCTAAATCTAAACTGAGAGATATTGAATTTAGTATCAATAGGCTCGGACAGGTGTTATATAATTTATCTAAAGGTCATTATACTTATAAAAAGATGTTTCGTTTAAATAGCGCCAATAATGACATGACCGAAGCGATGGTCAATACATACGATGACAAGACAGGTGCCATCTTAGATATTAAAAAAGAACGACATAATTTAGCACAACACGATATACGTATTGAGCCGGGCTCTACATTGCCAACTAATAAGTGGGCAGAGCTTGGTGTTTACATGGAGGCTTACCAGATGGGTATTGTAGATAAAGTAGAAGTGTTGAAAAAGAACCCAGAAATATTTGATAAAGAAGCTATCCTACGCCGGACTGATGAGAAGAATCAACTTACTCAACAGATTCAGGCTATGGGTGAGCAAATAAAGAATTTGGAGGGAGACCTCCAGACTGCCCAAAGGGAGTCTGTTAACGATAGAAAACGGGTTGAGGTTGAGAAATTTAAATCTCGACTCGCAGACGTTGCATCAGACGCCAAAGCTGACAGAAGAGTTCAGTTAAATAATCTACAAACAAAGGTGAAGCTCGAAGCGGAGAAATTAGCAAATGTACGAGCAGATGCTAGTTCAGCTCCAGAAGCTTAGAGACATCTAAAGGAGACAATATGGACAATACACAGACAGAGGCCCTACCCGTAGCTGATGGTTTAGTTGACGGTGGCCCGGATATAGTTGGAGATGTAAGAGCAGAAACTGATGGACAATATGGAGAAGCTACCGAATCGCAAGAGACGGTTGATTTTTCAGCTCCAGAAGTTGAGGTACAACAGGAAACGATTCCAGAGAATGAGTGGGAAGTCGAAGCCCGCAAATTCCAGTCAATGTACGATAGAACCCAAGCAGAAAACGACAAGCTTAGAAAGCTAGAACCTCTGGGGGATTTATTAGAATCGAGACCTGACCTCGTTGATGTCTTACAGAAAAACATAAACGGACAACCACAACAACAGCCGCAGCAAGAAGCCCAGCAAGGTTTACCTGCTGAGGATTTTAACCCTTGGGATGCTTACTATAATGCAGAATCACCATCATTTAAATTCAGAATGAACCAAGATGTTCAGAT